GCCCAAGGTACGCGCCAGTGAACAGCTGCACCGCGTCTGCCAGGTCGGTATCGAACGCCTCGGCCAGGTCGATTTGGATATCGTCGCGCAATCCCATGCATCACCCCCGATCTACGCGGAACGAGAACGGGCTGGACCGCCAAGGGGAAAGCAGCGCCAGCGCGAACTGCACGTCACCGGGCTGGGCAATGATCTTGCTGCTGTCCAGCGTGGCAAACGTCCTGCTGGTGCTGACCGATCCGGCCTTGACCGTCTTGGCTTCGAGCGATCCCTCGGTCTGCTGCTGGTACAGCTTGCCCTCAGAGGCGACCTTAGCCAGTTCGGCGCCGGCCTGCTTCACCTCATCCGGGATGGCGCCCATATCGACGCCGACCAGGTTGAGCGAGGTCAGATAGGCATTCGCCTGCAACACGGCGCGGGCTTTCTTGTCATCTGGCGCCCAGTCGGTGCCAAGGATGGCGTCAACGTCCGCCACAGTGATGTAGGTAGCCATCTGGCCTCCGCTTGAATGAGTGGGGCCGAAGCCCCGGGTGTTACGCCTTCGGCAGCTCGTCGACCTGCTTTTGCAGCGACTCTTTCGAGGCGTTGGCGCGGTAGGTGACCTTGGCTGTGTCCAGTTGGGCCTTCAGCTCAGCCACATCCTTCGCATCCTTGGATTCTTCCGCTTCCAGTCGGGCTTTGGCTGCTTGAGCGAGAAGATCGTCGACCTGCTTTTGCAGGCTATTCACCTTTTCAGCTTCACCGTCACGCTCGCGGATGATGCTTTCCACGCCAGCGTTTACCGCCTCGAACACCTGAAACAGGCGATCAGCGATAGGGCCAAGCTCGCCTTCTGGGCGCGCCAGCTCTCGGCCGGCGAACGACTCGACGATCAGGCCGACAGACTCAAGCTCGGCGCGGAAGGCGTCGATATCGACACTGGAATTGCCGCCGCCGATCAGCAGCACCTTCGGCAGCTCCTTGATCGTCACGTCGGGCACATCGTCGGCAGCATCTTCACGGCTTTCGGTAACGCTTGCGTCGACGATGCGTAGGCCGCTTGCTTTGGCGAGTGCCTTCACGTCTTCCTGGTACTGGTGGAATGGACCAGGCAGATACCAGATGTTCTTGTTACTCATGATCGTGTCCTCGCCAAGCCGGGCTCTGGGCCCGACTCAACTGTCAGGGTTACTTGGAGGCATCACCGATCAGAGCCACACCGGCGGTGTGCTTGATGGTGGTGGCGGTCTTGTCCCAGTTGGTACCGGTCGCCAGTTCGGCGTCGGTTGGCGACTTCCCGCCGGTGGTGGTGTCCCAGGTGTAACCCTTCAGGCCCAGGCCGAAGGTGTAGTCGGTCTGGAGTGTGGTTTCAATACGCTCCTTACCGTTGGTGGTCTGGACGTTGCTGATGATGTCGCGGCCGTCGTGGACCAGCGCAGCGCCTTGCACCAGGGACAGGATGATTTCCTTGTTCGGGGTGCCGGCCTGCATCAGCGCGGGGGCATCCGTCACAACGGAGATCTTGCCGAGGATGTCCACCACACGGACGTTGCCCGCCTGGAACAACTGCTGCTGGTTCGCCAGGTTCTGACCTACCAGCTTGTGGTAGCTGGTGCCCTGCATCACCTGAGTGACCAGGTTCTGGCTTGCGTCGCCGAACTTCGCGTGGGCGTTGTTCAGGCCGGCGTAGGTGATGCCAGCGGTAGCCGACACATCGTTGACAGCAGCAGCCTGGGCGGTGATTGCAGCAACCAGTGCGGCGATCGCGGTGTTCAATTGATCCTTCAGCAGGATTTCAGCGAACGCGCGGCTGGCGACTTCGATGCCTTGGGCGGTTGGACGCTCCAGCCAGGTCATCTGCGATGGCTCATAGCGGATCGGACCGAAGCCGCCGGCAACCTTCACCGAAGTGTTCTTCAGCTCGGTCAGATCGGTTGCAGCAACCGCGGCGTTTGCGCTGTAGCGATCCACGCGTCGCTGGGCAGCGGCAAGGGTCTGGAAGAACGACTCCTGGAAGAAGTCACCAGTGAAGCCGTCCGGAGACAGCACGATTGCACCTCGGCTGGCGGCGTTGAAAGCGGCGAGATACTGATCCAGCGTCTCGAGAGTCGCCGGCATGATGTATTCGTTGAAAACCTGCATTTGCGACAGGGACATGAGTTATTTCCTTACGATTGAGGGAGATCTGGGAACCGGCTCGCGATTGCGGCCTGTCGTTCCTCTTTGGTGCCGCCGATTTTTCCTTTTGCGGCCCCGCCGCCCTTACCAGCACCGCCGGCCCCGCCGCCCGATGCCTTACTGCCAGCGATCAGCGGGCCGAAGGCCGGATCGTTGGTGAATTCTGCTTTCAACTCGTCCAGAGTTGCTGCCGAGAGCTTGCCGGAGGCATCCAGCACGACGACAGTGGGCTTGCCGTCTCGCTGCTCAACGCTCAGCCGACGCTCGATATGAGGGAGCAATGCCTTGGCGCTGCCAGGGATCGCCAGAGTAGTGGCGATATCGGTAGCGGTACGGCCTACGGTCAGATCCCGGATCTGGCCCTGCAGGGCGCTATTCGTGCTTTCCAACTGCCCCGATAGCTCTGCCTCACGGCGGGCGTACTTCTCGGACCAGGACTTCTCCAGTTCCTCGACGTTGCCGGACTTGCGGGCCAGTTCTTCGCGCTCCAGGCGCGCAGCCTCTTCCGCCTCGCGCGCCTTCTTTTCGGCCGCCTTCTTCTCGCCGAGCAGCTCGTCAACCTTTGCTTTGAGGCCGCTCACGTCTTCAGGCTGCGGCAGGCCTTCGATGTTCAGGACGAACTTGCCGCCCTTCTCGACATACATGGCTTGAGTGGCTTCGTCGACGCCTTCGAGGCTGTCCAGTTGGAATTTCAAGGTCATTGCTGTCTCCCAGAGACGTAGTGCAGGCCCTGCCTGCGGGCAAAAAAAAGCCCCGGCAAGTGCCAGGGCTTGGATTGGTTTAGCGAACGTTAGTGGGTAACGATAGGACCTAACCCTAGCGTGGCCGCAAAGTAAGGTTTCATCACCTCAATTGCGCCACTACTGAGAGGCCAGGAGTGATACGAAAGCCCGGTTTGCACATAAAGCTCGATATCCTCTACCTTTGTTCCAACGACCCCAGAAAGGCCTCTGGCAATTTGCTGAAGGTTAAGGGATTGGAGGCGAGCCTCAACAATGTCGCCTCGCTCCAGCTTCCCAAAGCTGTCGTAATCGGGTGTGAACATAGTAATCGGATAATACGTGTTATTGGTTCTTACCTTGAACCCCATGTTTATAATCGTGGCTGGTAGGCGTCCCGTACAGACAGCCCTTAATGTCATCTTAGTACTAGACATAGGTCCGGCCGCGAGATGCGACTCAGAAATTAGCCTGACTCCCTCATGGAAGTCTCGCCTTGAGTAGTGGAGTGAAAGGGCCACTGCCGCCGCGGTAAAGATAGCCCCGCAACACGCCCCAATCGCTGCCCACGCATCTGAATCTAAGACCAGAACAAACTTGACGGTGGATTTGGGGTTGCAATTTATTCCAATAGCAAGCCCCGCCATGCCAGAACACAGGCATGCGCCTAGGCCGATTAGCCAACACAAGTAACGCACTGCGAGTCACCTCCCTTTGAAAGGAGGCGCACTCTACCCACTTAATCCCGCCCGCTCAAATGCCATCGGCTCACGCTCGCGCAGCTCTTTTAGGGTCAGGGTGTTTCCGCTATCGTCGATGAATTTGTCCAGCGTCAGTTCTCCCTTGCTGAACAGCGCATACCGGTTCTGCCCGAGAATGTCGCGCTGAAACGCCGCAGGTTGCCGAGCCAGCCATTCCTGATAGCTCGTCTTGCTCGAAACCAGCGTCACCCCGTCAGGGCCGATTGAGGGCCGCGTCGAGCCTTTGATATCGCGGGCGAACTCTTCTTTCAGCACCGGGATGAGCGTTGTGCGGCAGCCCCAGTGATACGGCGGCTTTGGCCCATCCAGCGGGATCACCGTCTGGTCGACACTCATGCAGAAGAGCGTGGTCTTCGAGTCCAGGGTCGCCACCCTGCGCATTCCTGCGAGGATGTCGTCGTTCGCCTTGAGCGTCTCCACCCGCGCTGTACTGGCGATGTGGTTGGTCATAGTTCGGACTAGCGACGAAGCCTGATCCTGTTGTAGCTGGTGAATGCCGGTGAGGCGCCGGCTGATCTGCTGGCTGGTTTCACCCAGGCTTGAACCAATCTGAATCTCGCTGATGATCTCGGCGGCCTTCTTGGTCCCGAACTGGTCGAGCGCACCACTGATGCTTATTCGCTGGATGCCCTTTCGCGCCTCAAGCTGCAGTGGATCAGCCAGCGCTGCCGCGGAGACCATCTCGGCCGACGGCACGTTGAGCTGCACGACGGCACGCACCACCTTTCCGAGCATGGTTGCGTTGAACTGGGCCTCATATGAGGCAAAGTCGCTCAGATCAAGCTGCGCC